GTCCGTGGCGGACTCTGTTCTCACTGTTCTTCCCGCTGGCAGCGACGATGCCGGTGCTAACGCTCGGCTCGTTCAGGTGCTCGCTACCGCCTACAAGGAGTCCTCTCCTGTCGGTGGTGCTGTCGCCTTCAACTGGTCTGTCGAGGCCAAGGGCACTGTCGGCCTCGGCAAGGTTCTTTACGGTCCCGCTGCTGTCACCGCTGACGGCTCTGGTTCCAATCTCGACGGTGGAGCAGCCACCACAACTGGTGCTGTTGCTCACCTTCACGTCTTCTCTGTCTCGTCTGCCGACTCGGTAATCGTGACGATTGAAGACTCTGCTAACGGTTCTTCGGGATGGGCAACCATCGGAACCTTTGCGTCTAAGTCTGCCGCTGGGGCAGAGCGCATCACGATTGCTGGAACGGTTCGCCGGTACGTCAGGGCAACCTTCGACGTAACAGGCTCGTCGGTCAGCATCAATCTCGCCGTAGCGTTCGCTCGGCTGTAAGGAACACGACATGGCTTTCAAGCACGGACGTGCAGCCGAAATCACCGTTGGCGGCACTTCTCTCTCCGCGTACTGCGACACCGCAGACCTGAGCATTGACATCGACACGTCTGACACGACCACCTTTGGTGCTTCGTGGAAGACCGCTATCGAGGGTCTTGCAGGGGCAACCATTGAACTCGCAGGCAACTACGACCCGACTGCTTCGACTGGTCCTGTTGCTGTCCTCACGGGCCTGATTGGCAACGGTTCTACCGCTGTCTCCTACAAGCCCGCTGGCTCGGCCTCGTCTGGCCTCGCTCGCACATTCAGCGCCATCCTGACCTCCTACAAGGAGTCCAGCCCGGTCGCTGACAAGGTTACGTTCACGGCTTCGCTGCTCGTAACCGGTGCCGTCACCTTCGCGTAATGGCACTCCCTAAGTCGAACCTGCCCACTCGAACCCTTGTGGTAGATGGGCAGGAGTTCGAGGTTCGTGGCCTTTCCCGCAGCGAAGCAATGCGGCTGACCACGGAGTTTGAGAACGCTCCTGACCCTGCCGAGACGTTCGTCGTCTCGTGCGGGGCTGGGGTTTCCATCGAGGAAGCAGATGAGTGGCGTTCTACGACCGACATCACCACGGTGGGAATGGTCGTTGACACCATCATCGAACTGTCCGGTCTTCTGGACAAGGGTGGGAAGACCCCCCAAGCGTAATCGAACGCCAACTCCTTGAAGGCGAGTTGGACTCGTTCGATTTCATCCTAGCCGAGTCGCTCGGCATGAGCCTTCACGAGGTTGGAGAACTCTCCAATCTCGAAGTTGTGAAGTGGCGTGCGTTCTATGTCTATAGGAACGCTATGCAGGAACTCGCGCGAAAGAAGTAACGATATGCCAGCACCCGGAGTTAAGGTCGAAGTCACGGGAGTCCGTGAACTGAATAAGGCTCTCAAGAAGGTTGACACCAACCTCTCGAAGGAACTCAAGACCGGCTTCAAGGGCATTGCGCAGCACGTCGTTGATAGAGTCAAGCCCAAGGTGCCCCGTCGCTCTGGTAAGGCTGCGTCGTCCTATAAGGCGCGTGGCACCCAGCGTGGCGGGGCTATCGCCTTTGGTGGCACTAAGGCCGAGTACGCACCGTGGCTTGACTTCGGTGGTGGTAAGGCTGGTGCTCGTGGAGTTACCTCGTCCGACCCTATCGGTCACAAGAAGTCCACTACCGGCTTCAAGCGTCCTTTCATCAAGGAAGGCCGTTACCTCTACCCGACCATCGTTGAAGAACGCGATGAAATCATCCACATGACTGACCAGTTGGTCGAACACGTTGTCAAGTCTGCTGGCTTCGACACCGAAGGTGAACTCTAATGGCACGACAAGTTATCGTTGAACTCGTTGGTGACGACAAGAAGTTGTCGGGCACCCTCGATGGCGCACAATCGAAGATGAGCAAGTTCGGGTCTGTCGCCAAGGGTGTCGGTGTGGGTATCGGCCTTGGTGTGTGGGGCCTTGCCGCTGACGCTGTTGGCGGCTTTATCTCGCAGTTGGGTGAGGCTGGTCAGGCTTACAGGGATGACCAAGTTTCTCAGACCAAGTTGCAGAACGTCCTCAAGAACACGGTCAAGGGTTTCGATGGCAACACTGACGCCATCGAGACGTACGCTGCTGCTCAAGCCAAGTTGGGCTTCCAAGACGACGACATTCGTGAGTCTATCGGTCAACTCGTAGGTATCACCCATGACCAGACGAAGGCCATGGAGTTGAACACGCTGGCACAAGACCTCGCTCGTGCGAAGGGTCTGGACCTTGCTACCGCTACGGACATCGTGACCAAGGCTGCACAGGGTAACGGCAAGGCTCTCAAGGGCCTCGGTATCGACGTGTCCGGCGCTACGACTGCTGCCGAGTTCCTCGATGCTGCACAGAAGAACGTTCAGGGCTCGGCAGAAGCATGGGCTGAAACCTCCGAAGGTAAGCAGGCTGCCGCACAGGCAAAGCAGGCCGAGGCTTGGGAGAAGATTGGTGGCATCGTAGACAAGGTTCAGGGTGTCATCATGCCGCTGCTGGCTGACGCTATGACCGTCGTCGCTGACGTGCTCGTGAATGTTTCCAGCGCGTTGCAGCCGGTCATTGATGCCTTCGTTCAGGAGTTCGGACCCATCCTCAAGCAGGTGATTGGTTTCATCAACAAGGATGTCATCCCGGTTCTCAATCAGGTAGCCAAGGTTGTCCTCCCGCTGGTTGTCGAGTACGTCAAGATTGTCGCTAAGGCATGGAGCACTTACTTCGGCATCATCATCGAGGTCATCAAGACTGCTGCTGGCATCATCATCCCGGTCGTCAAGACCATCATCGACATCATCTTCAACATTGGTAAGACCGCTGGCGACATTGCCAAGAACGTCGGTGACGCTATCGGCAAGGTCGTTGGCTTCTTCACCGGCATCGGTGACAAGATTGACAGGGCTACCCGTGGAATGTTCGACGGCATCTGGTCTGCCTTCAAGGGCGTTCTGAACACGGTCATCCGTGCATGGAACAGCCTCAAGTTCACGCTCCCTGAGATTGACCTCGGCCCTGCCGGTAAGTGGGGTGGCTTCACCCTCGGCACTCCGAACCTGCCGTACTTCCACCGTGGCGGTACTGTCCCCGGAACACCCGGCTCCGACGTACCCATCATGGCTCAGGCTGGCGAGACAATCCTTCGCCGTGGTCAGTCCGGTGGCGGCGAAGTCCACATTCACATCGGCACGTTCGTCGGGTCTGGCTCTGACATTGACAGGCTGGCTGACCTGATTGCACAGCGTATGCGCTTGCAGGGAGTCTAACCATGGCTCTCGAACTGCTCATCAACGCTCAGGACGCGCTTGACTTCGTTCAGGCCAACAGCATGAACGTCAAGAACTCCGGCTACAAGCAGACCGGTGTTCTCTCGTTCGCGCTGCTTGGTTCGCCGTACTACCCCGGTGCTGGTGCCTACGACTTCGCTATCCAGCCAGAAGATAGCGTGTTCCTTGCTGATGGTTCGACCCGCTACTACGCGGGCATCGTCAGGAACATTCGTCGTACCAACCTGCAAGTCGGTACGGTGCTGGTCAACGTTGACTGCCAAGATGTAAGCACGCTCCCGAACGACGACATCTGTGACGTTGACGCTGCCCGTGACTTCGTGTTCGAGACTGATGCAGAGCGTATCGACTGGCTGTTCACCACATTCGGAACCAAGGGTGTCATCATCGACACTGAGGTTCAGTCCCTTCGCGCGACCATGCCGTTCATGGACTTCACAGGCAAGAGCCTTGCAGAAGCCCTTGACATGATTTGCGCTCTGACCGGTGGCTCGTGGTACGTCGATTACGACCTTCACCTGCACTACTTCGCTACCGAGTCTGAGATTGCACCCTACGCCTTCTCCGACACTCCTGACGATGTGACCACTGTCGCCTACCGTGGCCTTGAGGTTCCTGACGAGTCCACTGGACTCAAGAACGCCGTCTACGTCATCGGTGGTATTCCGGCTGGTGACATCGTTCCTCTTGCCCAGTGGTACGAGGACGCTGCGTCCATTGCCATCTACGGTAGGCGTGAAGCCAGCATCCGTGATGACCGCGTGACCGACCAAGACACACTCGACTCCTACGGTGCTTCCTTCCTTGCTGCTAACGCCGCCCCACACCGCACAGGAAGCCTCACAACATTCACACCGGGCTTCCGGGCAGGAATGACCACCTACCTGACCAACGCCGATTACGGAATGTCTGCGGACGAGTACAGGATTACTGGTGTCACCACGTCGTTCCCGAACAACTCGCCTGAGTACGTCATCGAGTTCGGTGACCCCAAGTTGACCTTGCAGGGTTACATCAAGGGCACGTCGTCCTCGGCTGCCGCTGCTGCTGTCGCTACAACTCCTGACACCGTTGCTCCGTCTGTCCCACAGGGAGTCTCGGCTATCGGCGGTTTCCGTGGTGCTGCTCTCCACTGGCTTCCGGTCGGTGGTGCTGACCTGATGTTCTACCAGTTGCAGTACGGCCTCAACGGCGTTGACTTCTCCCTTGCGCAAATCAACGTAAAGTCCTCGACCATTTGGGTGCCTGACCTCACACCTGATGTCACCTACCAGTTCAGGGTTCGCGCCGTTGACCTATCGGGCAATGTCGCTACGAGCGGGTCTGACGCTACGGCAGTCTCGTACCTGACCGAACCAGAAGCAGGTTGGTCCTCGACGGTCACCGCTCTACCGACTCAGGTTGGCTCGGCTGACATCGCAGCCAACACCATCACATCCTCGATGATTGCTACGGCTGGCCTTATCGCTGATGTCATCAAGGCTGGAACACTGACACTCACGCCCTCGGGCTCCGACATCACTGGCCCGGTGGCTCTCGAAATCAGGGACTCTGACGGCATCTTGCAGGGTACTTGGGTGCCTGACGAAGGCGTCACCATCTACGGCACCGACCCATCCGACTATGCCCAGTTCAATGAGGGCTACCTTCGCTTCTACAACAACGGCATCTTGCAGGCCGAGATTGGCCCTGACGGCATCCTCGCTGACAGCATCCGTGTGGGTGCCCTGTCCGGTGGACACAACCTCATTCTGAACTCGTCCTTCGAGTTGGCAGCCTTCGGTGCTGTCGCTACCTCCTACACCTTCACAGACAACTCGGGCACACCGGGCTGGAAGGCCGCTAACCGCACCACAGCAATCGACAACATTACAGAGTCCACATCTCTGTCCCCAACCACGGTGGCTTACTAAATGGCAACTCGTAACTTCAATGTCTCCAAGGATGCTCGTGTAGCAGATAACGGTTCTGACCTCGGCGCTGGTGCCAGTGACTTCCTGCCTGTCGGCCTGTACGACGGCTTCCTGTACCGCTCGCTGTTGGACTTCTCCACCAACTTCACGGACATGACGACCATCACGTCTGCTGTGCTGTATCTCAAGACTTCCAGCCAGTATTACGTTGCCTTCGGGTCTGACCCTGACGTTGAAGTCAGGCGCATCACTGGCACTTGGTCTGAGGGTTCGAGCGTCAGCCTGTCGGGCTCCAACGCTGTTGATTGGGGTAACAAGCCCGCTACGTCCAGCACCCACATGGCCACCTTCGACGTGTCCACATCCGAGAAT